GACCCGTTCCCCCGGTGAGCTTGAATTCGCCTCCAACCGTCCCGACCAGTAACCCGGCAGAAGATCCGATCAACCACTGAATGACGTTCACCTGGCTTGCGGCCAGGGCAAACTCGATCGCATCGTCATCGGCCCCGGTACCCACCGCCATATTCTCAAAATCACCTGACTTGCTCGCCCAGATGGTTTGAGGGTTGTCATTGGATCCAGCCCAGTAGAGTCGTTCCTCAAAGAATGTAACGCACGCCGGGTATTCATCAGCACCCCCGGCAAAGCCCGATGGAGCTCCGGAAAAAGAAATGGTAGTCAATGTCCAGGAGGTATGTGAGCTCCGGGTCAGTTTCCTCGGAGCGTATCCGCGGTGAGCGATATACAGTGTGTCTGCGGATTGACAGAACTTCAGGCCCAGTAAGTCCGCTTCGAGATAAGGCGTGGTGATTTCCACCGAGCCAGCTGTCTGGATCTGCCCGTTGTCTTTATAGACCCGGATAAAAAGATCGCCGAATTCCAGGATGTAGGCTTGGGTGGTCGAAAACTCAAATGGAACCAGGCGGACCTTCTTGTCGAAATCGCCAGTTTTCAGTGTCACCGTGTCAAGTGTGTGAGTCGCGGCAGTGGTATGTTTCCAGCCCATGTATGTATCGGTACTTTGTGCGGTGAATTCCAGGGTATGCGTACCGACCGCAAAGTCGGTCGAGGTGTAAACTTGTTCGCCGCCGCTGCTGTTCCCGATTTGTAGACTGATGGCACCGGTCCCGATCATAAAGCCGAGGACATAACGCTGGCCGATGACCGTGGTGATTTGTTCTTCCGCCCACCCATAATTGGAAGCATCGGCTGAAACAATATTCATTAAATTGGTTGAGTGGGCAATGGATCCCGACCCGACAGACTTGTCGGTCCACCCGGAAATGTCCGAGGTGAAGGTCCCGTTCGGCATCATCTCGGATCCGGAGGCCGTGACCTTCGATTGAGCAATGAAATGCGAACCTCCGCGGCGCTTCAATCCGCCATGCGGAAGCACATAAGCATTCTCCAGGGTCTTTAGGGCGTTGCTGTACTTTGCAACGTCAACCCTCCCCAACAACCTGGGAGAGAATTCCCCGGCCGTAAAATTTGTCTGTACCGGAAAGACTTTTGCCATTAACGCAGCCTCGCATCCAATAGGTCCTCACTCTGGATCTGCTCCGGAGTCCGTTCCTGGCTGTCCACACTCATGGCATCGGACAATGAATTCCGAAACGCCGCGAACATGGTTTCCGTAGTTTCCTTGCTTCGAGTCACGGGATACGCCAGGCGATAAGCCAGAAGGTCCACCAGGGTTTTCATAAACATGGCATCGTATTCACTTGGATCCGCCATCCGGCCCACATAGATCAAATCGATCGAGGACACATCCGCATAGATGTGCCTCCCGCGACATTCAAAATTCTCCTCGTTGTCCGAGGTGTCGTACACGTTGATAACGCGCAGACAGTAAGGATCGGTCGGCATTAGAAATTTGTAGAGCCAGCCCACGACCGGGGTCCCGGTGACCGCGGCGAGGTTCGCCTCCTGCAATGCAGAGTTCCATGGATGCTGCCGGAGTAGATAATCCACCTCGGTATCGTAAATGCGATTGCATAAAACGGCCGTGGTTGAAGTTTCCGTCAGGGAAGCAATCGTGTTCGCTCCCAGTACATTTAGTGCCTCGTTGCAAATGTCAACTTTTGAGGGCATAAGAATTCCTTAAAATAAATCCGAATGCAGCCGGGCCCCCGTAAGAGCCCAGCCACAAACAGAATTGCGTTAGCCTTTGCAGTACATAAGATGAAGATCGATGGTATCGCCGCTAACTGCGGTACCAGCGCCCAGGGAAACTGTAACAATCATTTCCCCGGTTGTGACGTAGCCCGTGTCATGAGTGGTACTTTCATGAAAGTGGGTGACGGTTCTTGCAGAAGCCGCATCAATCGCGCTACAGAAAGCATCCACATCCACGGCAACGGCAGACCCGTCAGTGAGAGCCGTATGTGCCGCGTACCCGACATTAACCGTTGCTGACGTTTCAAGGTCAGAAACGATAATGAAAGATTGTGGCAGTATGCGGACCCCGGCCGGGACCTTCATCATTTCAATGGAATCGGAGGTCGTGATTGTATCCTCCGATGTAAAGTTTGCATATTCGTACACAACGCCATTACAGGTGGACGGGACGTTCTTGTCTGGTCCATCTCGATGGGTGGTGTATTCAGTACTGTAATAATCAGTCATCAGACACCTCCCTTATTGGCAAGCAATTTCAACAACGTGGTTATCCTGGATCCGAGTCGCACCAAGTGACATCTGGGCATAAACTTGCATAGAGTAATTCTTGTCCGGGCGTTCCGAAATTTTCGTTTCGATATTCTGCCCGATAGAAAGACCTACGCCAGATTTGGCCCATGCCATCACTTGTTGGTTGTCGTTCGAGTCGTTGCCGAGTCGCTCTGTGTGAATAAGATTGAAACCCATAAAATACGAGATACTACCCTCGACCAGCGGCTTCTTTTCATTATAGTCCACTGAAATTATTGGGGTTCCGGATTCAGCAAACAGGTCATCGATCTTGTCGGCGGAGATCGCCAAATACAAATCTTCGTCCTGGTCAATGTCTGCTGCCCTTAAAATTTTACGCGCTTCACGCAGTTTTGCCATGGTCATTCCAGCCGATCCATGTGCAATTTTCTGCGCGGAAGGAAGTGCAACTGACGATGTGGCATCGGTCGAGGATACGCTGGTCGCGTTGCCCGTCATTGCTGCCAAAATCAAATCATCGATTGTTCTTCCCATAGCCCATACTCCGGCAGTCATGTATTCAGAGCCCGGATCAGATAACATCTTGATCTTGTCGGCTTTGTCTACAAGGTCTGCCCAGTTATAATCTTCCATTACAACTTTTCGTCTGGAGTGAGGCGTGCTGATTAGCGGAGTGTCCGCATGTCGGCTTGTCATCTTTTGAGCCGCGGTGCTTCCGAGGCGGTCGAAATGATCGGCCTTACCAACAACGCCCTCATTCACTCGCACAAAGTTACGCAGTCGCGCACCCTTCTGCTGGGCCAGGTGAATGAAATTTGAGCGATACTTATTGACAAAAGCTTTATTGACTTCTGTGCTCATTTTTCATTCCTCTCTATGAGGGATTAATAAAAAGAGAGGTGACCGTTCATCGGGCTCTCGGATACTTCAGGTGGGCCCTTGTAGTAAGGGGTATCCGGGGTGCTGCTATGCGACTGCCGGAGGATCCGTTACCGGGTCCGGAGTCACTGTGCCGGGATCTTCGACTTCAACGGGCTTGCGAACTGCTACCTCGCACAACCCATAAAAATCTTCGGCCCCAGCCGGTTGATCATAGTATAAACAATAATCAAATTTTTTGCCTCTTAACCTTCCGAGGCGAAACGGGTTCTCCTTCCTCGACAGAACAATTCGTTTCTTGCCAAAGTGCACGCACTCGTTGCATAAAATATCGGATTCCATTATTCCTCGGGGTACGCCATGTCAAACAGGCGATCGCGGTAAGCCACGGCCTCTGCATGTTTCGCATCATCCTTATCCCAATATGCTTTATACATTTTATGGTTCGGCCTGTTGAATGCCTCGATCTCTTTCTGTGCCGACTCAACATCGAGAAAACTGGAATCGTGCTGTGCATCCAGGGGGCGAGCCTCCTGGCTCTTGAGTCCCATCCGGTAAAACGCCTTGATCAGTGCCGGATGAGAACCACGCGGATCCGAGGTCAGTAACTTCTCGAGCTCCGGTCCGCCAAATTCGGTCATGGCACGCTGGGCGATCGACACGTTGCGATCGTACCCTTTCATGCCCCATTCTTTTTGCAGTGCGGCCTCTCCCTTGAAATAGGCTTCATCCATGTGCAATTTCTGGTCGATCTGTGAATCCAGGGCAAACTTGTTATAAAAGTCCAGGATGGATCCCAGTTGGTTCTGCGTGATCCCCTGGTCATGCGCCAGCTGCTTGAATGCTTTTTCCGACTCTTCATCGTAGGACATTCCTTCCGGCATGTCCGGGCGTGCATACTCGTACTTGTCGGCCGTTTCCGGTCGGCCCATCTTGGAATAAAAATCGTTGCGTTCTTCATCGGTGGATTCCTCTCCTGGAATCTTGACCGAGTTGCCCATCAGCCGACTAAGATGCACATGGCCCTTGGCCAGGTCCCCGACTGACTGATACTTGCTGATTGATTTTTCTTCCCGGTAATCTTCCGGAACCTCATCCATCCAGGCTGCGACCGGTGTTTCTTCCTGCGTTTCTTCCGATTCGCTCGAGGTGTCGGTGACCGGCTCTTGCGTTTCAGTAATCATATTATTCTCCTTCTGATTTAAGTTGTTCCCCCAGGTTCACCGTTTCAGCTAAGAGTAAATAAACGAAACGACATCCCTCCTGGAAATAAGTTCCATGCGGATCATTAGCGACCACGCTGGATTTGTCCTGGTACATCTCTTTTAAATCTTCTAAAACTGCCTGGCCAGCCGGTGTATTGAAACAAAGAAAATAGTTGACAGCTACTTTCTTACGTTCCTCCTCATCCAGTTGGGATAGGTTCTCCGGTTGTTTCATTAGCCTCCTGCAATGCCTTGATGCCTGGGCCGGCTTTTCCTATTCCCTCGGCCGCTTGCATCAGTTCGCTGGTCATTTTCTGTTCCTGTGCTTGCTGTGCTTTCATGTCACGCATCTGCGCGATCTCTGCATCAGACCGGAACGCTTCGCCAGGGACTGCCAGGCGATCTCCGATGATCCTTAACGATTCCTCGAAATTAACTATGTCGATAATATCCGGTGAGAACTGCGCGGCCTGGCCGAGCATTCCTAGCCACTGCGTGATCGCGGTGACATCCTGGAGTTTCTGCGCCTTGGCCAATGAGCCCACGAACTCGACATCGATCTCGTTCAGCCCGTACATCGATTCCGGAGGGGGCGGAAAGAGTCCGGTACGATAACCGATGCCGAACGTCCGTAGCACGATAGGCATGAGCACCTCGGATTCAAAACGGGACACCGTGGGGCCCAGCATTCTCTGGAACTGTTCTCTAAGTTCAATCACTTCCTGGGCGGTCATGTTCGGTTTCTCCGGCATGACCAGCTGGTCGGCCATGAACATGGACCGGATACCGCGTTTGAGTTCATCTCCTTTCAGATTGGTGAGATCAAAGCGGCCTTCAAAGGGCAGAAACTTGATGCGTTCGGGTTCGCGGCTATAATTGATTGCGCCTGGAATCAGTTTGAACGCACCGACTATTCCCTGGTGAGGGGCAATGAGTGGCGGATCGACCGCCTTGTTGAGAGCTCTAAGCTCCAACTCGCGGATCTTGTTTAAGACTTTAATGTCGGCCATGGCCACATCGGCCGGGGACCGTCCCCAGAGCTCACCGGATTCCTTGGCAAAGCGACC